TGGTGGCATTTGGGCGACACTCATTGAAAAACTTCCAGCTGCATTTCCACCGGAAACATTATACGCATTAGAACCGCCTTTGACAGCCAGGACTTTATCAGTCACCGCCACGATGGTCCAACCCGTAGGTGCTGTGTTTTCATAGAGATAAAGCTTTCTACCTGATACAAAAAAATTGTTGACCTTATAATCAAGAGATGCAGAAACAACACTGGAATTTATGCCCACCTTTGCTTCGAGCCCTTCAATTGCCCTTCTAAGCTCGTTTACATTGGAAGCTTCTGCATCGTCAACATTGTCAACGAGTGTACCAAAATCTGTGTCAAGCGTTGTTGGAAAAGTCATGATATGTCTCCAAATAAGGTTGCTTTTTCAACCAATGTAAGATTGTTAAATTTTCCTTGATAAAATCCCTCTGCCTGATTTCTTAAAAAAGATTTCACAATCCCTTCAGAATACTCATTTAAAGTCATACTATTTGCATTTGTTATTTTAATTAATGTCTTTTCATAAAGACCGTCTATTTCAAAAGATATTGTTGCCATGTTTCCTCCTATGAGGTTGCGAGTAATTCTGCTAATTCCAATTTTGCCAATATAGCATTTATTTTTGTTCCAAGAGCGTCTAATTTATCTTCAATATCAGATCTATCCACCGTCTCACCGGTATCTGCTATGGTATGTGAGGTAATCGCATCTGCTTCATGAGCCTGTTGATTGATCTCTATTATAGATTTCCATGTCCCAGGAGTTCCGGGGCTCGTACAAAATTTTGGCTTCGATTCCGAGAATGCAAAATCTCCGATTGTTGCAGCACCGGTTGGATCAGAACCTCGATTATAAAAATGAAAATCAGCTACTACTTGTTCAGCTTGAATATAAAACGGAACTAATTGAGATGAATGATGAATAAATGCCAAAAACCCCGTTCCATATTGAGTTCCATCCCCCCACTTGAAAGTGCCCCACTTACCAATTGTTGCCGGAACATAAAGTGCAATTCCTTCACTCGTTATTATTATGGCTTTTTTAGTTGGATCAGACGATGTTCGTATTGTATTGCCAATAATACTGATACCTTCGAGTGTCCCTGTTTTTATTTTATCAGCGTCAAGATTTGAAACATGTTCATTTGAAACTGCAAGATTTTCTATATATGCACTTCCAATGACCTGATTAGCAATGGCGTTCCAAGCAAGATCATGAACTCCATCAATATTTACGACAATTATAAAGTCATCGTCCGTGAGCGTTGGATTGGTATCAGACATAGAATATGCTGTATTTCCGTTAATCCAAAATATATATTTTAAATCCGTGTTTCCTGCTTCTATTGAATATCCAACTCCATTGTAATATATAGTGTGTGCGTTCCATGCAATACGACCAGCAGACGGACTATTATCCGTCCACGAATCACCTTCAAGGACGGGAATCTTTGTAAATATTTTAGAGGCAGTAATTCCAAAATCGTCAATATCAGTCGGTTGGATATTTAAACCGAATGTTGTGGCACTTGTAGATGATACAGATGATTCGTTCCCAAAGGTGTCAATGGCTTTAACTTCGAAATAAATGAGAGCTTCGGATGTATGATCATCCTCTTCCGTTTCAGTCAACGATCTCATAACTTCAACCGAAACAGTGTTTACCCAATCCGACCATGAATCAGTTTCAACTTTTATCCGATATGTGTAATAAGAAATATCTATTTCAGTGTTTGGTTGCCATATAAATTTAACGCCCTTCATCCAAGGTGTCGCTGTCAATCCAGACGGAGCTGATGGCGCCGGGTTTGAAACAGAAATAGTTGCCGGTGATTCAGATTCCTGCCCGAACCGATCCCTTGCCCAGACTTTTATAATTAAACTTGACGCTGGCGTACCGTCTTCGCTGTTAAGCTCAAATGTATAAGTATAATTATTATCAACCTGAATGATTTCTTTTCGTAATGTTCCTGTACTGTTAAGGATCCGAATCCGAAAACCACCAAAATCTGCCATGGGCGGAAACGTACCCGCGCCTAATTCTTCATTACCGGCCTCAATAGGAAATAAATCTGTCGATAAATTCCAAGTGAGTTTTAAATCCTTATTCTGCCAAATTGTAGAAGTTCCCATCCCCACAATTTGAAGACCGCTCACTCCCCATATATTCCTTGGGCGGATAACTCCTTTGAATGTTAAGGATGCAGTTACACCGTCCATTGGATTGGCAGTTGTGGAGATTGCAAAATAATAGGTTTTCCCAATAGCAAGGTCTCTTATTTGCGCCCAGTTATCACCGGTATGAGTAGATACCAGCTTCCACTGGTCAGCATCGGCCTCTTTTATATATAAATAATGTATTCCAAATCCACGCCATGTAAGATTTACAATTGATGTAGATAATCCAGGCACTTCAACAGCGACCAGCCCAGCAACATAAGGGTAAAGAGCCGTTTCAGATTCATAATCAGGAATAGTTGCGGAATCGCTATACACCTCAGCCCGATATTCAAGCGCCTGTATTTTTCTTCTCATTTGATGGGAACGTGTGATGTTTGTAATTCTAAACACTTTGGCAACTTTTGTTATTTCTCCAAAGGCGTAAGTATCGTCCTTTGCCGGAGTTTGATCCCACGTTCCTATCAATGTCAAAACTGTCTGAGCTACTTCAGTTCCAGGATTAACAACTGCAACTTCCTCAAGATCGTCATCGTCATAATGCCTAACCAGCACATGATATGTCAGGCCGATTGTTTGTGTAACTTCCTGATCAAGTGTGATTGTGTTCGATGTAGCGGACACGACATGACCGGAATAACCATATTGTGGAACATCATGAGCGACATATACGTTTTCCCCTATATTCGAAGCTAAGGCGCCCACCCCCACTTCAAATTCAACTAACCGAATTAAATACTCATTGCAGTTTAAAAGAAACTTGGCTTGCTTTACAGACATTGTTTTGTCTGTCGCCCCGTACAAGGTGAGTTCAAGCGGGTTTACATCTATGTTTGTAGCAGTATCAAAATCCGAGGTTCGCAATTCAAACGAAAGCCTCTCGTAATCCTTATCTTCATCAAGGTAAGAAACATTTATAATATTTGTTCTATCCTGTTTGCCCACATAGGCTTGTTTAAAGGAACCTTCGACGATATCGCCCATTCCAAACAATTGAACAGTGTCGCTTGTTTTGTCGACGATAACTCCAAACTTTGTTCCTTTTTGAACCACCTGCCCCCTGCCAAGCATCCCTATTTTTCCAAGTGCTTCAGGAAAAGACGAGGTAACATCAAACACAATATTGCAAGTATAGGAATTAAGATCACAAAAGGTTGCCCATGTTAAAAAGTCGGCATATACCATCCTGGTATAGGGAACTCCTCCTCCATATTCAGCATTCACAACCATATCATAAGCGGCCCAAGCAGGGTTGGTTGCCGGCTTGGTCGTCCAGCCGGCTCCATCATGGACGGCTACAGTACTTCTCGTTACTATACAGGATATGGTTGGTAATCCGCCGCTTAACTGGTCGGTTGCGAGAGCATCTACTGATAAAAGGGAAGCCCCAGGATATGTAAAATCATCTATGGTAATGCCTTCAACATAATCGATGTATTGGTCTATAATGTATCTATCCGGAGGCAATCCCCATGGGTACACCCCAATGGCGCCGTTTAAGCTTGACCTAAATCTAACTTTATAAGATCCGGGGGATAACGGAGCCCCTGTATATGGTGGATTCTGTCTTCCTCCATATCCTACACCATGATTCTTATCTGTTCGCCTATACCACCTCAGAGCAGTTGATTCACTCCCAATAGTGTATCCATCAATCCAATTCTGCCAATTTGAAGTACCGACCAACGCGAACTGCACTGTGATATATACTTGGATGTAATCAATATTTCCTTCGTCATTACAATACCCAAGTCCCGTTGGGAAGGAAACACCGATCCCGATTGCTGTTGTTTCTGATCCAGGGACCTCAAATTCCATCCACCCAAAAGTAGTTTTAATATTAACGCCCTGTTGCGTGCGGGTATCCCTGAAATTCTCAATGACTGTTTGATCGTTCGTTCCAAGACGAGTTGCAACAGAAACACCACTGTAACCACTGTATATATTTCCATTTATTTTTATGCTCGATATCGAGTCAACGGCATGATCAGCTACAAAACACAAGAGATGCAGGCGCTGTTTATCCGGAGTGGCATACCCCTCTACCCAAATATTCTCAGCATACTTTCCAATGAAATAAGGAAGTACCTTAATTGTTCCGTAAATTACTGGAGCGGTGTATCCTTCATTGACTATATTAACACCCGACCAACTATATGATGGAGAACTTTGATCTCCATCCGGGGTCCCTGGTAGGATTGGTGGAAGCAGGGCATTGACCAACATAGTTCCGCCGATCATTATTCCGGCTGACAGCATGCCAGATTGAAACGTCGATAATGCTGGATATAAACCAGGCACCCAAAGTGAAATAGCAATAACAGCCAACATCGCTACCATCCTGCCTATATCAGCATCCGCCGGTGCCAAACAGAAAACGACAAAGCTGCCCTTATTTGGAATTGTCAAATATGGGTCAACAAGACCGCCGTCCACACTCGCAACGACTTCGAACCCTTCGAATATTTCAGGATACAATTCATCGACATACGATTGAACCGTCTTTCCCTCATAAGGCACTGTCTTGATCACCCTTGAGTTAAGATCAAACGGATTCTTAATCGCTACAATTTGAATTGAATCGATAGAATTTTCTGTTTCTATACATTGGATTGCTAATTCGTTCAATTGTGACTGCCCCTCTCATCCGTGTAGTGTGAATGAATTTTCCATCCCCTATATACACACCGATATGATTGATAAAGCCCGGTACGCCTAAAGACAAGGCGACCAAGCATGGATTTTCCGGCTCGTCTATTTCTTCCCATCTTTTTAAACCTTGTTCCATAGCTTTTGAATTCACTTCAGAATTATAATGATCTATAGCCTGTCTTGCCAAGCTGTCGTCGGACACTTCAACTCCTAACCGTTTGAAAACCTCTCTGGCAAGAATTTCACAGTCCATTTTACCATATTCAAACGGTCTACCTATCAAATCATTAAACATATTCACCTTTTGTTCCGACTCCAGGGAATCCACCAAAATGCTCGGAGTTATCCATCGTGTTCCTGCAAGTATACAATGATCGATCACAGGATGTTTGAGCACCTACGTATTGGCATTTATCACCCTTGAAATCATAATACCTGCAAATGTTCTTATGCACTTTATTTCTTGGAAATCTTTTATTCCAAGGGTTAGTCGCCCCAAGTGTGAAAGTCACCCATTGGGCATCGAAAGACGAGTTTATTACATCATATTCCAGTTCGATTTCCGGATCATTATTATTAACGCCAACCACTCTGTCCGCACCGAGCGTTACATTAAGAGAATTAACAACGTAAATCGTAACAACCGAATCAACCAGACCGTCCTGGTCCTCAAGATACGGAACGAGAAAGCGGGTCACGTTAGAAACCTTTAGGGCAACGCTCGGCACCTCCCCTTTTGAGGAATCCCCGATCTCATCAAGATCGAACGGGAACGCCGTATATATGTCACCAGCAGTAACCGGCCACGTCACGTTCTCATTGTTTGCGCAAACTCGAAATACAGTATCGTCAGGCATTACAACCCTGACCAAGACAAGCCAAGCGTTCGGGCTGGCTAACCTGTTCTTTTCGATGAACGCCGTTGCAGATAAAGTCATTTATATTTCCTCTAATTTCAATTCTTTTGGACCTAACGCATAATCAGCTCCCAAGAACTCGACTTCAGGAAATACATCCTCAGAGAATCGAACAACATGTATGGCATCCGTATGAATATGAGTCCAATTAAAAGATCCACCGATATTATCGTCAAAGAAAGCTACGAGCGTATCATAATCAGCGGATGTCAACCATTCCCAACCGATGGCAAAGTACCACTTCGATAAAGTATGAGCTGCTCGGGACTGAACTTTACCGCTCTCCATTGGTGTTTTTTCCTGGCGTTTATATTTAAACTGTTTGAACAGCTTCCAGTCGGATTCTCGTATGCTCGGGAAATCAGCCATTATCTTAACATTCCTTTCATGTTATCTCTAAAACCCTTTCTGTTTCTGTTGGTGGCATCAACAATAACGTCTAAGATCATGTTGCCCGCATCGAATCGTTGTTGTTCTTGGGTAACATCCAAATTCTGTCCTGATTTATTGATGACATTCACGGTAACACCACCGCCGCCTTTTGGAATGACCTGCTCACCCTTCTGGAGAATAGCCGCCTCTTCATCATGCCTTAATCCGCCGTGATAACGTTTGGCATTCGCAAAGATATTCGGGTTTACAATTCGAACCGGTGCAGGAGTACCAACGATCCCGCCAGCGTGGCGCACATATCCATACCCCTGTTCTGCTGGTGCGGTATATGTAGGAGATGCAGAAGATAATCCCCCCATTATTCCAGTCAGCGCTTTCATGATCGCCCACTTTGTTACAATTTCACCTATCCATCGAATCGTGGATTTGGCAAAGTCCGCCATGGCCTGTGAAGCTGTCTTTGTGCCCTCAGCAAAATCCCACAACGCTCCGGTCGCACCGCCGGCGAACTGATCCGTAAATGTTTCACCAACCTCCATCAGCATTTGTTGCATGGATTGCAACTTCTCTTTAGCTCTATCGAATCCCCATGCTAATGCATCCCCGATCGAGCCTGTTGACGCGATCATCCTCTCGGTGCTTTCCTCGGCACTTATAGCCGTTGAGTCAAGCGCCTCCTTAACCTTTGCGGCGTACGCCTCAGCGCTCATCTCGCCGCGCTTCCACATTTTCTCGGACTCGTCGAGCCAGTATCGTTGATATTCTTTCATCTTTTCCCAATACTGGGCC